GATCGCCAGTCCAATACGTTTTGATGGGCTATCCGTGGATAAACTTAAAATGATGGTTTGCTTTTGAACATCAACAAGATGTCCGCGCAAATAAAATACACCACTGGCTACCGAGAACGTACTAGCGGGCGTGGTTACTGGCGCCGTCGGTGTGCCTGGAGCCGCCACCATCGTCGCAATGGTGTCACCGCCCTCGATGGTCGAAAACTGAATACTCTCTCCACCTTCAAACTCGTTGGCGTCCAATTTGGCGATCACAACGGCGGAATATGACGTACCCGTATTGGCGGTTACCTGTGTAATAATACCCGTGGCGTTACTCGTGAGTCCTCGCACATAGGCACCAACGGCCGTTTCTGTATTATAAAAATTAGTAATATTTACCGACTCGTCGCGCGTCACATATAATGCGACACACGTATTCGATAACGTCTGTTGTCCGCCGCTAACGGCCGCACCCTCTCTATAAATGCTAGAGGTAACCTGTTCAACCTGATTTTGTAAAATGGATTGAATTTGGTTTAACTCACGCGTCTGTACTGGCACACGAGGCTTAATGAGCACTCGGTGAAACCGCTTATCGCGATTGTAATCATCCCAGTAAGGCGAACTGCGTAAAACCTCTTGCGTTGTATTTGATAGCGGCATACTTTGATTATCCTGTTAGAAAGCCAAAATAGTTCGTATAACTTCTGACTGATTGTTTCCGCGCACCACAGGGCGCACATGATTCACATAAAGCACTTCACCTGTATAGGGCACAATTTTTGGTTCTGTTATCGCCAAGACCGTCGCGGTAGCTCCCGACGCTTCTACTACAGCACTCGCAAACGGTTCAGGCATTGAAAACAAGGTATCTATTTGGGATTCATCACGCACGTCTTCAGTATTGCCGTTTCCAATCCCTTGAATAGTGGTATTAGCACCTTCTGCCGCGCTAAAAGACGTCTGTGAAAGATGGGTGAGTTTTAAGGTGGTGCTTGTTTGTTCAACAACCACGCCATAGGCGCCCGTAAGCGGTTGATATACAATTTCGTCTTTAGTAAAAGTGGCACCCGAAGAAATGGTCAAATCTAATGTCATACTGTATACATTAGCCGTTGCAACTTCTCCGTTTTGTAACAGTGGATTTTTTAAAATACCAATACGTCGATACTCATTTTCTGTGGTGACATTTCCGCCTTCGTCATCGACCAGTTCTACATACAACATTACATGCTTAGCCAATAACTCATCTTTATTACTAATGTTATGGTTGGACACATAGTGCAGTCCGCTGGTATTGGCAAATGTATTCCGTGGAGAAATTATGGCTGTGGCCGTTGCCCCCGATCCACTGTTCGCAGTCGCGATCGTCACATTGGCAAAACTATAATTTTGCCCGTAATCCGTCATATAAATTCCCGCGACCGCATTTCCTGTCACCACCAGACTGGCAGCCGCACCAGAACCATCACCAGTAATGATCACGGACGGGGCATTATTCGGATTATAATTACTTCCACCCGTTTCTATTGCAATGGCATAGATAGCCCCATTTCCCGTGCTTCGTGCCTGATTAAAAGTTTGATAGAGCGCGGACGCTGACGCTTGGACATCGCCCGTTGCAGGGTCGAGCACATCGGAGGCGTCTCGCACGGGCATGTAATCACCCGTCAGATATTTTTCAATATCTTCGGTAGACAAACTATACATATATTTCCATTGGTATTCCCCGTCGTTTTCGGCAGCACTACCTATAATGCCTGATGGGGATGGTACATCACTAATCGTTGGTTCTTCAATGCTCGCAGGAATTGATGTGGCCGTAGCATTGGTCGGATAACGGCCGTTGTGAATGCATTTAAATACGTCATTGGTAGACGTTAATGCATACAAAAAGTGCGTCGTATTAGACAATACCGTATTGGAACTATTGCGATGGTCATACATTTGATAGGATGACCCGTTTGTCCAGTTATGACGAGGTATTACATAAATTAAATTATCATCCGTAATACGACGCAATGCCAACGTATCTCGCAGATAATTATATGACGTATCCTCCACAGAATCGGTTGGAGTCTCGGGAATTAATTCGGAATCCGGCCACGGGGTTGAACGACCAATAAACAAATAATACGAATCATACGCCGCCAGTGGTTCTCGTGTTTTGAACAACTGGGGCGATAGCTCGGTCGAAAACGCCGTATTAACCGTCACCGCCGTGCCATTGGACGCGATGTTGGTGATGAGTCGCGATTCCGCGTTAACCATCAAAATATCACCGACCCGCAACGTATTAAACACGTTGCCAGAAATAGTGAGCACCGTACTATTGGCGTTGGCCGTAATGGTATTGGCGCCATATGTGCGGAATCCCTCGGTGAGCGATTCCACAAATTGCTTCGCATTATGCGTGTGATACTTTTGCGTGGTCACGACTGGCATGTTCGCAATTCTCTCCTTGTCTATTTATACCGTTACACGGACGCGGGCGGCGCAGTAATTTCGATTGTACCAGCATTCCAGTTAACCGCCGTCAGCAATTCCTCTCCGTCATACGGTAATATTGCATCTTCTCCGCGCGCAGAGATATACGTATCAAACGTTACTGACACGCTTACTGATGCGGCGAGTAATACAACCGGAGCCGTAACGGTTATGTTAGTTGATGCGGCCAATGGAATTTGACTATGCCATATTTCTTCTTCATTACGAAGGGTCAGTGTGTTGGAGGCCGTGGGTATTACTAAATGCTCGGTTTCTTCTTCATTACTAAGAACCAGTGTATTAGTGGCCGTGGGTATTACTAAATGCTCAGTTTCTTCTTCATTACGGAGGGTCAGTGTATTGGTTGTTGCCGAAACGGTTACGGGTGTTTCGACCAATACGTTGGCATTGACTACGGTCATTTCCGCCGTACTTGTAGTTCTATTAATTGATGCGTATAGCACAGCGCCGGGTGCGGTTACAGTAATTGTATATAAACTTGGGGGGTCTGCTGTCGGGTCTTCTCGAACAACAATACTTAAATCGATACCCCCAAATGTAATTGTAGACACCAAGTCCAACTCGGTCGTAATTGTTTGTCGAGGAAGCAGTAGGCCACCGGCAGGGTGCACCAACTGTCGCACAATATCCGCATATCGCGTCAAGCTCTCTTCCACCGTCAAAATATATGAAAATGGCTGATACTTTGTTATATCTTGCAGATATTGATCGGCAGACGCAAAACTTCGCGTATTTTTAAAATACGGAATGCCATAACTTAACGCACCCAACGTCATACCTAACTGTGCATTATTACCCAATTGTGTGGTAGACGTTGTGCTATTGACCGTAAACGCAACGTTGCTATATCCCGTACCACCCGTAAGAACATCAACCTGACCAATCTGACCAATGTCTTTTGATACGGAGATGTCTGCGATGTCAAACTCGTCTCCAAAAATTTCTCTATACGTTAGTGGATCGGTGCCGTCTTCATCTTTAGTAGGAACGACTGGCGTTTGCACAGCAACTGTTGGTAACCCTGCCACATACCCCGATCCAAAACTTTCTACCTGAATTGCACGAATTTCGCCGATCTCAGTTCGCACGCCATTGACGTAAATAGGATACGTTGAAAGAGATGAGATCAGACCGATAATCGTGGATTGTAAATTGGCGCCATAAATGGCCGATCCGATAACAGCACTCCACGAACTAGCATCTAATTGAATTGCCGATTCTTGAAGCAATTGTCGGCCCTCAGTCTCATCCACTAAATCATCCCCATCATTTTCTGGAGTGAGGGCATCGTTGAGCGAGAGTCCCCCAAACAAATCCGACAACGAAATACCCACTTGATAATAATCAATTGCTTCACGTTCGGCGGTGTATTCACTGCCGTTATCGACAAAAGTGAGAGTATCCCCATCCGCAATGCCTGCGGTTCCATCATAGTGTAGTAGAATATTGCCAGGTGTGACTTCAGAAACATACCCCGCCAACCCCGAGCCACCACCCGTGCCGGTGTTATCGACCACCAACGGCAATCCCACATAGTAGCCCAACCCCGGATCATTAATATTAATTTCCGTCAAGTCCACATCGGTAAACGCGGCGATACGACCCACGGCACCAAACCCACCCGTGAAAGGCGCACCATTGGCATATCGAGCCGGAGGATATATCAAATCGCCAATTTGATATTGCGAGCCGCGCTGATTAATTGTGAACCCCGTAATAGATCCCAGTAGTTGACCCGTAATGGCATTAGGATCGTTAGTAGGGATGGTCGAGATTGTCTCCCCCGCCACAAACGTGGTAGATTTGACCAACTCTTGTACTAACGAATACGTATAAACTTCACTCGCTAACCCCTCGGGAGGTATACCAAATTTAGTGGCTAGTAATTGTGTGCCATCTTCAAGTAACAGCCCACCCACCTCGCGACTAATAATAGGTTCGCTAATGGACATGCGCACGACCCGTTGCGCACCTTCACGCGTTACCGAGGACCGCAGCACCGTTGCACGCGCATTACTGGTTAATCCAATAATTTCACGCGTCTCCAACAGCGCCACGTTGCCGGTCACGGAGTTGGCATATGCATACCCCATTCGCAGAAGAATGGGCTTGACGTATTCATTATCGGACGTTGTAAAAACCGAGTCGCGCGGATACGAAAATTCTATCTCTTTGTCAAACACCGATCGAAACAAAAACCGATACGACTGTTCGCTGCCTTTGGCTTGATAAAAATCTAAAATGCGCGGCAATAACGTCGCGGTATCCGTCAATCCCTCGGGAATATTCCGTAGATACGTATCTCGAAAATACGCGATAAAATCATCTAACGTGTGATCGACATCGTGAATAGATAAAATTTGACGAGCCGCACCTGACGCTTGACGAATTGACCGATTGGTTTCGACGGTGTGCGTGTTGGCAAAATACGACCGAATGGGTAATTCGTACACTGTCAACGACGTATTGTTCGCAATTGAACGAATGCGAAACTGGTCGGACCCGACGCGAATCTGTACGTTATTGGCATAAATGCTGGTGTTCGCAAATTGCGTATTGCCGCCAATAATAGTCGAATTGCCCGTTTGGACGGTGACAACGCCAGGCACACTTTCATACGTCGAAGTAGTAGGCAAATCATCGTATTGCTCAAGAAATTCATAATAGGCCGTCACAAACGACACAAACGCCGGATATTCGGACTCTACAAAATCCGGAATAATCTCGCCTATGCGAGTGCTGATTCGATGATGAACGTCGTTGGCAAAATGTGACATGAACGTCTACACTCCAAACGATCCCGCACCTAATCGACCACCACCACTGGTTCGACCATACGTCGTGTTGCGACGATTTAACAAATCATTGACAAGCGTGATGGTAATATTTTCAGTGGGCAAAAGTACAATCTGATCTCGGTTTGGAGCAATATCCGAGTTAAGTGGAATGGCGCGAATTTTTAATTCACTAATACGATTTGTGCTAATGTCTCTTGGCGTAAACGTTGTAAATGTCAGCGTCCCCGTCGCAAAATTGACGGTACCCACATTTGATTTAATTCGAAGAAGCGTATCGTCGGTATCGGTTTTATAAACATGCAGGTTTACCCCGTCATTTTGAATCCAACAATGTTTTTGCGACAACCCGCTTTCATCCACATGCGTAAACAATTGCGTGCCAATTTTACTGGTTACACTAACGGTGTTCGATGACACCGCCCCAAACCGTGATTGTTGAAGGGATTGAAAAATAGGATTGGCAAATTTAACGGTGTATGTTGAAACCCCTTGGGCTACTCGTAATCGTTTTTCTAATAAAAGAGTCGTTAAATTACTAACAATACTAATTTCAGCATCATCAATCGCGGAGGATAGCTGTGAATACCGAAAGTATGAACCAAACTGCCCAAGTTGCACACGGGCGTAATCTTCCATCGCCAGCCGCACTTGCTGTTGCAGTTCTTGCACCGATAACCCCGTGCGCGCAGAGGTATATCGCACTTCAGTGTCGGCGGCCAAATAAATGTAGTCGGGATCAATGGCTTCAAACGAGAGAATTGGCGAGGCCTTCGGGCGCAATACGCGCTGAATAATATTGGTCTTTTGCGTAGGACCAAACCGCTCGGCATCGACGGGTTTCAAACAAATAAACATTTTTCCATAAGTCGGAGGGTCGTGGTCTTCACCGCCCCACACGGTCAATGAATCAATGCCGCTAACTTCGGACAGCAACACACTTCGTGCATCTTCTGGGGTGACCACGCGGCCCTGCGTTTGATAAATGTTCGGGGCCAACCGTTTGATACTGTCAATACTTTCGCGCTCGGCGCCGCCATATGCGGGAATGTTCACGTTACTCAACGTCACCGTCACATTGGTCGTTTCACTGACCGCACCCAATCCGACCCCGTCATAGGTAAACGTATTTGCTCCAGTACTGGCATTTCCACGGGACACCAAGTATTGAATCGTGACCCGCTGCCCTAAACTGAGATTGCGACCTAACCGATCGTCGCCAAACTGAATTTCATAATCGCCGGCATTTGTTTCAAACAAGAAATACACATTCGACGTTGAGTTGACCGTGACCGCCGACGTGGCGCGAGTATATTCAAACGTAATCGGGCTGTTGGCGCTTGGACTGACCAAGACCGTCATCGTGGTGGTATCCACATTGGTATTCAACACCTGTAATGTGGTGCCAGTACTACTTCGATTTTGCGTCGTGACATCATACGTTTGCGTCAGCAGTGTGCCTTCGCGCAACGGTATCCCCCGCATAGTAATTGTGGTGTTACTGTTGGGGTACACTAAGGTGTCATCGAGTGTATAAAAATTGAACCGTGTGCCGGCGGCGTTACTTTGAAACCGCGTATATTTAGGCAATAATAGTGTGGCTTCACTTGGCGACACATCTCCTACCGTAATATCGACTTCCGCGCGCGAACCCGTCACCGACCGTGGAATATAACCCACCTGTTTGGCCGCAGCGACAACCGAGTTGCGCAACTGTGCGGTTTGAAGAAACACCTCGTTAATGGCAAAATTGGTATACCACCCGTGGTAATACGCATCATAGGCTAGAATGTCAATGAGTAGCGACAGGGCGGACCCTTGAAAATTGTAGTCCTGAAACTCTGCGCGGTTTTCCAAAAACCGTTTAAGGTCAGCGCGTACGCGGTCAAAATCAAGCGGAACGAGTTGAATGTCGGGTGTTGATGCCATATGTGTTTACCGTAAGCGGCGCAATAACACGCCGGTTGTAACAAGAGTTGGCAAGTTACGAATCATAAACGCAATTTCAATCCACAAGGTATTGGAGTCAAGATATTCCCCTGTGGGTTTTTTATCAAAATGCATGTCCACATACTGTAACGTAATTCGGGGTTCGAATTGTTTGAGCACGTCCGCAATATATTGCGCCAACACAGCCGTAGTGACCGTATTCAACGGTTCAAATAACACGCGGTTGACTTCACTCCCCACGCCGGGCTGAAACACCCGTTCATACAAACTGGTGAGCACTAACAGCTTCACGGACTGCTTGACCGACTCTTCGTCCGTCACTATTGCCACGTCCTTTGTAATAGGATCGGGTAAAAATGAAATGTCCACGTCGCTGTAGATGGCTGCCATATGCGTATTTAGCTACTCTGCCTAATAACATTGGTGTGCTTGCTCACACTCAGATTTCGAAGAATAGT